CGTCTGTATCAATAATTAAATTTCCAGTACCAATATCTTGAATACGTGAACTTGTACCACTGTGATAAATCTGCAAGTCATTGCCAGCGCCGAAGATGGCTTTTTCGTCATCAGCAAATAAAGTATCGCCGCTGGAATTTTCGGTTTTTAACTCAAAGCCACCTGCTGTAGCGCCATCATGAATGCGAATACGCTTATTAGTGGTATCGTAAGTTAATTCACCCTGCGCCCCAGTAAACGCATCATTCTCAGCCGCAGTACCTCGGCGAATCTGAACTTGTGTGGCCATAGTTAAAGACTCCCGTAGTCTGTTGAGCTAGAAACGGCATCGCTTATTGCGCCGTAATCAAAGATTCCATCAATCACACCCGTATTGATATTGGATGCAACCAAGTTAATTGATGCAATATTAGTTGCATTGGTAGCAATATCACTAACACTGCCTACTGCCTGCTACTGCTGATATATTACTATTAATACCTGCAACGGTTGTAATGTCTGAGCTGATCGGACTAAGGATATTAATATCAGTAGTATCACCTGCTACTGTCGTTACGTCTGCACTGATTCCTGCAACGGTTGTCACATTGGCTGAAATGCCCGCCACAGTATTTACATTGGTGATACTTCCTGCAACAGTACCAATGGTATCTGTGCCGCTTAAATCTGCTGCAACAACCGTTACATCCTGACCTGCACCTATTTCACTTGCAACGGTATTGACGTTTGCAATGCTTCCTGCCGTGGTGTTTACATTTGCAATAGCCCCGCCAACTGTATTCACATTGGCAATGTCATCAGCAACGGTTGTAATATCAGTATCGCCATTAAAATCAGCCGCTACGGTAGTAACGTCTGTAATATTTGAACCGACAGCATCGACATTGGTAATCGAACCAGCAACTGTTCCGATTGTATCGGTAGAGCCTAAGTTTGCTGCAACAACTGTAATATCCTGACCTGTACCGACTTCCGCCGCTACTATATTTACATTGGTAATGCTTGTACCGACAGCATCAACATTAGTAATTGAGCCTGCAACCGTATTAATTTCAGAAACTGTCTCGTTTAGATCATCTGCAACGGTAGTAATATCTGAAATATTAGTGGCAACGGTATCGACATTCGCAATACTTCCTCCTGTAGCATTCACATTTGCTATGTCACCCGCAACTGTATTCACATCTGCGATGTTAGTAGAGACAGTAACAACATTTGTATCTGTTGCCCAAGACTCTGCAACAGTAGCGCTATTAGATGCATCGGTAGCACTGCTGGATGCATTAGACGCAGACGTAGCTGCATTAGACGCAGAGGTTGCTGCGTTAGACTCAGAGGTTGCTGCGTTGGTTTCGCTAGTAGCTGCGTTAGCTTTTGAAGTAGCTGCATTGCTTGCGCTGGTGGCTGCATTGCTTTCGCTGGTAGCCGCATTGCTCTCAGATGTGGCAGCGTTTGCCTCGCTTGTGGCAGCATTGGTGGCTGATGTTGCCGCAGATACCGCATCTACGACTAATGCCCAGTACGAGCCATTAGTTAGCAGAGTGCCAGCAGGTGAGTCCTGCAAGGCGATATATACGTTATTCAGCTCACCTGCGGTCGTAGACTTCACAAGGTCGCGCGCAGTGTAATCCGATGTCGTGATCGTAGCATCGGTCCCTTTGTAGGTACCAATACTCTGTAGGTTAATAATATTCTCAGCAGTAGCGTCCCAACCGAATGCCATATTAGCGGTAGGGTCAGGTAGTACAATCCGGGTTAACGAAGTATCAATCGGAAGCAAGAAGGCTCGATCAAGCTCAGTCTGAAGCTGTTGAGTCAGGATAACTTGTTGGTCAAGCTCGGTATTAAGCTGAGCAATGTTGAATGGCCCAGTAGTCGGGAAGTCAGTCAGTCGCTTATTAGGCGCTTCCAGTATCAGCGTAATAGTGGTGTTCGTGACGGGAGTATCAAGAACAATGCTGGCGCCATCGAAGCCAACACCGGAAGCATCAGGTGTGCCGGTAATCGTATAGTCGGCAGGATCAATAAGAGAAGTGCCGTTATAAACAGAAACATCACTCTCATTAATAAACTTTTTGGCATAGGAGAAAGTGTCAGTCGCCACACCACCAACGGTATAGCGCTCTGCCAGGTCTTGATCTGGAATCGTAATATGAGTCATTTTTATTCCTCATCCTGAAAATCTTCTGCGAAATCGACAGTAGAACGCTGAACGCGAGTGCTCATATCATTCCACCAAATCATGTTATTCCAAGGCAAAGTGTAGCGTATAGCCCGGCCTAAATCAGCAGTGTCCTGGTCGGGATCAACCATCGCCTGTATTAGCGTACCCCATTGATTCGCCACCGGACCAAGTACAGCGCCAGCCCTCGATGTCGCAGTAGGATCTCGCTCTGTATTTTCTAGGCCAAATGCTGCTCTGGCGCCCCACTCTCCACCAGTAGCGCCTTCAAGCATCTGATTGGCATCAAGAATAATGCCAGTAACTCCTGAGATCTCAATCGCCCGGAATAAACGATCCTCAAATGACAGTTGGATATAGTCTGGACTTTTAACCATATCCACAAATGCAGATACCATGATCATAGCGCCCATTGCTGCGTAGTACCTTGCCTCATTCCGCTGCAAGCCAGCCATCAAGAGGTTCTGGGTCGCTATCATAGAGAACTTCTTATACTGAATAAGCGGCTTAACCCAATCATTATGAGCCCACAAAGGTTGAGTCGCCGCACCGGGCGTCATGACCAAGCGATTGGTCTCATCGGCCAGCATCCCACGGAACTGACGCACTGCCTCAACATCATCCCAAGCACCAGTGTTTGCCAGCAACAAGTTCTCACCCTTTTGGGAGCCAGCTTTCTTCCATTGTTGAACAACTCGCTTTGCGAATCCCTCAGTGAAACCAATCTTGCCAAGCTCGGCCTTTCTGGATTTACTCAAGGAATTCCAATTAATCGCATCCTCGATCATTCGAGACTGCATCATGCCGCCAAATACACCCTTGATATGATCTGTCCAAGGACTCATCAAGTTGACGATAAACGTCAGGCCGGTCATGTTGTTATTCCAGCGTTCAATTCTGGTGCGACCAATCATATCGCCATGAGCGCCTAGCATTTCATAGGCACGTTGATTGTTGAACAGGTCTAGCGCCTCTCCAGCCAGTTGAACTTCTTTCTTAGCTATCTTGAAGTCTTGATCGAGAAAGCCACGAGCAATACCACCAAAGGCTTTACGAAATCCGTATGCAGCAACACCCTTACCAACATCGTTGAGTGTGACAAAAAGTACACGACCCATCGAGGTAATCATGTTGTACTGCATCAATCCCCGAATGGTTCGAGAACTAAGACTAGAGGGATCAGGGCCAACATAATAATTCCCAAGCACGACATCACGCAGATCCCTGGCTGATTGATGAAGTTCTGCAATTTCATCCATCACGGCTTTACCGGGATTAGCCTCGAGCGCCTTAATCTCGAGATCTTCGAGATGCGCAGTCATTGAATTATCACCAAACTGGCGAATCATCTCAATTTGAGGCGCCACACGCTGCACATAGATAGCATTAACTACTCGGACATCCTTCACCAAGAAGTCAGCCACGCTGCCAACACCGGCTACTTCATAGGAGTTGGGAATATCCAAACGGCGACCAAGCATTGCAGACGGAAGACCAGAAGCATTTGGATCCTTGATCGTATTCAGAGAATCACCTTTCTCCACTTCACCAAGGATCTCATTGATCGTGTCATCAACACGTTTGGCAATGGCATCAGGGTGAGTTGAAAGGGTCTTAATCTTATTACCAACCCGGACGGTCGGGTATTTACTGTAATAGTCTGTCAGGATCTTCCGAAGATCATCAATCCGAGTATTAACAGTCTCAGGATCCCATACGCGATGGAAGAACGGCTCCTTTGGCCGCTGAACCCTGGGGTTTTTTGAAGCCTTGATTTCAGCTTCAGTTATTGCGAGCTCATCCTGATACTTCACAATCAGCGCCTCGATGCGCTTGATTGCCGCAGGATTCTTGTAGTCATTTAATCCAGCTTTAAGCTGATCGATACGCGCACTCAGTCGTGCAGCCCGATTGGTCAGACCTGCCGTACTATTGAGCGCACCCATCTTCTCGAGCTCGCCACCCATTTCATCGAGCAAGTCCTGCATCTTTTTGGCAGCAGCTTTGATATGTGGATCAGTCTGCTTGCCGGTCATCATGTGCTCACCCACACGATCATAGAACTCAGCCAAGCGCATTGGCTTTGTTTCTACAGGGGCATCATGTGCTCTGCCAGGTATCTTTGATTCCAAGCCATTGACGAGATCACTAATAGACTTTATCTTGTCGCTGGCATAAATACGGAATGCTGATCGCCCTTCAGCACCACCGATCATCTTAGAGTATTCGTTCATCACATCTTCAGTCGCCTGAGCAAACTTGGCTTCCCATTGCTTAGCCATGCCCTCAACTGAAGCGCCGGTACCTGCCCGACTTGAGCCTTGAATAAGGTCAGGAGATCCAGCTATCTTTCTTGCCAGCTTGATATATGACGTAGCAAGCTCTGGCGCGAGCTTTCGCAGCTTTGTGCCGGTCATCCGATACCAAGGCATATCAAGAGCGCCTAACTTTCTCTCAATGCCTCCCATCACCGGAATCGGAGCAAAGTCTTCAGGCGACAAACCTTCTTGCTCAAGGTCTTTATGCCACTGTTCTTCTGCTGCCTTGCGCTCTTTTAAGCTACGCAGTACAGCTTCGAGCTCGGGACGCATTTCCTTGACTGCTTCTCGAGCGGCTTTTGCCTCATCGGCAATCTCAGAGATCCGGGCGTTGATCTGGTTGATAAAGTCTTCAACCGATAGACCCTCTTCTTCTGCCTGCTTAGCCAGACGTTTCTCATTGCCCAGCAAGCGCTGAAGTCTGCGCTTCTCGTTGGTCAGATCCTTGATCGCCCGACCCTTAAGCTGAGCCTCAATATCCTCGATCTTCTTATCCAGTGCTGCCATCCGAGCTTGAACTTCCGCATCATAGGAAGCTCTGCGCTCCGAGGTATTGTGAAGTCGGAACTCAACGCCGTTGTTATCGAACTCACCAGAGCCGACACCCTCGCGTACACCCGCATCAACGTGAGATTTAGCCTCGAGTGAGTCGAAGGAGGACACGCGCTTAGCATGGCGCCCATCAATGTAGCCAGCAATCTCTTCTGGCTTGACTTTCGCCAAGAAGCTATTTGCTTGTCCGGCACGAAGACCCGACTCATCAATACCCAAACGCTCAAAGGCATAGCGGTTTGCCTCGATCTCTTGAGCGATAGCCTTCTTGCTCATCAGCTTTTGATGGGTGTGACCGGCCTTAGCATGACCAATCTCATGGTGAGCAATGAAGCGGATATAGGCATTCACGCCGCCATTGTTATCGAACCACTTTTTCAGCGCCCCAAGATCAATACCGAGCATTGCGGCAGAAGTCTGCTCGGAAGTGGCGCCCTGTCCACCACGCAGATAAGGCATTCCAGCCTCATAATCAGCACGAATTGAATCAGCATCGAGGATTATTTGCCCGGTAGAAGGTCTGGTTGCGCCCAAGCTGCCGCCATCAGTTTTACCGAACTCAATACTTAGTTCACCAGATTCAGCATCAATCTCGAGTTTGATCTCATCGAGGGAAATATCATCGACCTTGCCGCCACGCTCGAGGACACTTAGAGTGCCATCATCATTGGTGCGGACAAAGAGCTGACGGCCATCGTCCATTTGGTATCGGGCAACATCACCAAGCTCGTCTTTAACCTGGTTGGCAATAAAGTCCTCATAAGTACCAGCCACATCAGGATAGTCCTGCTCGAACTCTTCCTTGGTGTATCGCTGGCTTATAGTTGCAGACTCATCGGCCGCAGGGCGGTCATTACTCACATGGTGGGAGAAGTTGCGCGAGGATGACCGGGCAAGCACATCACCAAGATGACCGATAGATCCAGCAAAGCCAGCACCAAATGCCGTGCCAAAGATAGAAGAGGTGATTGTCTCAGCCATTGTTGAGGTGGGATCCATCTCATGACGAAGAACCTCAGCGGGCACGATACCCGCAGCAGCGCCGGGCACTGCGCTTCTGATATTGCCCAGCCACCCAAGTCCTCGCTTCATGCCCAAGAACGGGACTAGATTCTCAGGCTGGACAAAGCCAGCAGAAAGCTCAGTCCAGAAGGCATCTTGCTGGGCTAAGTTCTGCCTACGCTCGGTGTTGTAATCCCATTTCTCGATGATGTGATCAAACTCAAGACGGGAGTTTGTCTGATAAAGCTGTTTAGCCAGCTCAATCGGATAATCTTTCACATCCTCAAAGGTAGGCGTGAACTCACCCATATCAGGGTAGAAGCCAAAGGTAGACACGTTGTCGGCATGACGAAGCGCCGTGCGCATAGTAAATTGCCCAGCAGCGTAAAGATTCCAAGCATCTGCGAAATTCTCCAAATAGGAGCGCTCCGCTATGATGTTGAAATCAACGTATTGATCTTTTTGCTCCTCCATAAGCAGTTCGTTCAGCTTCTCTGTCACTGGCCTGCCTCCTTGGCTCTCATCTCCTCCAAGGCATTATCAATTCCTCTCTGCAACCTAGTCGCCCTCTTCCGGTCAGCCTCCCTAGCTCTATTTTTCCGATCAGCCTCCTCTCTCTTCTTCTGTTCATTCTCAGCCTCGGCTCTCTTCTGCTCCTCCATTTGTTGTAGCTGAGTTCTCCTCCCAAAATATACATCCGCTTCGGTCAGACCATCATCTGGCCCACTTTCCGCTTGTCCACGGTGCCAAGCATCAATACCAGGGGTAAGGTCAATAATTGCCACATCGCCATTCTGGTCACGCCAATACTGAGGTTCTTCGACGCCACCAACGTTTTCAACAAGTTTAAACAAAAACACATGATTTGGCTTAGAGTCAGAAGCGACACCAGCCCAGCGGATCACTGCATTCTCACCTAATTCAACCGATCCATCAGGCGCACCAATCTGGCTCTCGATAAAGCGATTAGCCTGATCAGAAGCAAAGAATCCGCTTCGATCAACTTTGCCGCCCGCTGCATAGTTCAACACTGGATCTCGAACATAGTCAGCGTTCTCAAGCGGTAAGAACGCATCGTTATGTCGCCATGCGTGATTGCCAGTAGTAACCGCAGATAGTGCACGATTAAATGCCTCTTCGCTCCCTTCTGCCGGATCACCAGTAGAGGTTGGCAGTGCGGCAAAATAAGCCTGTGTCATTTCCACCATCATCTGTGGCGGCACAGTATATTCACGGGAGAACGGCATCCAGCTCGGATCAACCAGATTATCCCGAACGAACTTAATATGAAGATCCCGAGTTTCTGGATTCATAGTTTTATAGTTGCCAGCACTTCCGAACAGATCTGGATTAACAATCATGTCCTTGGCACGATTACGAATGCTTGGTGTGAAGCCAGCAGTTGGCCCCATATTGGATAGCATCTGAATACCGGGATTCTTCTTTTTGAACGTCTCTTGCAGGGCATAAGCACCACCATGCTGAGCTGTGATAGCGTCATACATTGCAATAGCTCTTGCTGCCTGCACATCATTCAGTGCAGCGGGATTGTCGATATTCCGTAGACCCTCAATCTCCTCAACCATACTTGCTGGAATAACACCCATAGCAATAGATGGAGCTGCGGCTTTAGCCAGCATGGTCGGGCTCATTGCCCCAAGCTCCTCTGGGGTAAAGCTACCGAAGAAGGTCTGATTTGACTCCATACGCATCTTCTGCGAGCCACCACCCTCAACCGTAGTGAAGTCAGCCTGCTTAATCATATGAGCCATTGCCGCATTATGGTCACCGTCAGATTGAGACAATGCCCTCTGGTACTGCGCCATTCCAAGTTGGAAGTCATTCTTGGCGCCACTTGAGCGTGAGGCGTTATTAAGTGCGCTCTGAATTGAAGCACTTTTATCCATTAGCCTGTTATATAGCTCAGGGCTTTGCATTCTGATTTCATTTAGGTCATCAGACTCAAAGCCGAGTAGTGCGCCAAGCTGATCTTGAGACTCTTCATATAGGCGAGAATAGATCTTGTGGTAGAGCTTGTTTGCTCGATAACTCTTCTCACTGCGGCCAGTTTTAATAATATCGGCAGCAAACCCATTAATCATTGCTGATATCTCAGGACGAGTGTCGCTGGCGTACTTAGCTTGAAGCCTGTCAGCAGAAGCGATAGCCGCCTCTTCTAAGTTCAGATTTCCATCGCGAATCATATTGAACTGAAGCGCAGCGAATTCTGCACGGATATTCTTCTCAGTCGCAACAAGTCCAGAGCGATAAAGCTGGTTCGAGGTTTTTGCAACCTTCTCCATCTTCTCAGCCAAGGCATCGCGCTCATCTTGATCCAACTGGGTATCAAGTGACATTTCAGCGAAAGTGAAACTTTGACTCTCCTCGTCAAAGATCGGAACCATCATTTTGGCAGAGCCATCACGAATAGCAGTCAAGCTCTCAAGTGTTGCGTCATATTCAGCAGCACCTAGATTGCGGTTATTACCAAGTGCATCGGTAAGAATCTGAGTTTCAAAACCAGAAGTAATTACCTTTCTCTGAAGGCTTTCAGCAGCATCAACAAGCCAGCGAGCCTTAACCTCATCATCACCCATCAAGAAGGTATTTTGATACTCAAGCAGATTCGCCCAGTGCCGCATCAATAGCTCAGAACCTTCTGGCGTTTGAATGTCTCCCCCTGAGTTTACTGCCATCACAATGTCGCGCAGGCTCTTATTGATCACAGCTTCTTGTGATTCTTTACCAGCCGCAAAGTCAGCAACACCCTTATTTAGCACCAGCGACTTGTATTGGCCTTGACCCACTGACTCCATCTTATCCAGGGTCATGCCGCGAATATCTTCAGGAATATCCTGAGATCGCTCAGCAATGTACTCGCCCCACTCTTCTTGGAAGCCAGCAGGATTGTTCAAGTTACGAGCACGAATCTCAGCAGCAGTCTGCTCTGATTCAGCCAGCATCTCATTGCGGTAGCGGAGCGCTAAGCCCTCACGATACTTCTGTTCATAGATTGTGTAGCCAAGTGGTCCAGCTTCGGGGAGTGCAGGAGCAACGATGTCACCACTCTCATCACGCGAGAACTCATACTGATTAATATCAGCCATTGCCTCGATCTCACGATTCTCTTTAGCAATGCCATAAGCAGTATTGCCAATCGCTTCGAGGTGATGTGCGCTTTTCTGCAACATTCCAGCCGCACGATTAAAGCCCGACAGATCAGACTTGCCCGGATCACGGACACCAATCTGCATTTCATATCGCTTGAGTATTTCACCAGCCATTAGGGCATCCCTCCAGACATTTTTGCGCCACCGCTAAATAGCGTAGAGAGTGAGCCAGTGATAGCTTCAATCTTTGCTGCTTTTGCTGCCGACTTGGAAGCCAAGATAGAGCCTGCCGTTTGTGCTGATTGGCTTGCTCCGAACAACTTAATGTTTGCAAGCTCCATTGCCTCTTGCTGCGCAACATCTTCTTCCAAAGCAAGGAATGAGCCAGAAGCACCAATATCAAAACCCTTGGCTGCTGCCAGTGCAATATTACGAGCCCTTGTGGCGCCAGTGCGCCTAGCTAGCGCAGTCTCTTCTTCGATACTTTTAATGCGGTCAAGCTGAGCCTCATGTGCCAACTGACGCTGACGTATCGCCTCTTGCCGTTGCTTCTCTCTTCCAGCAGATATTTGTCCCATCACCGACATTCCGGTGCTTGCAGCCAACAATGCGACTTCCCAAGTCATGTTAATACTCCACTTTCAGATAGAGCGACAATACCTTACAAGGCATTGGCACATCGCAAGTCAATGTCACTTCAGCTCGCTTGTCCCAGCCCAGCAAATAGAACTCCTTGAGCCCAGTGAGCTTTGGTGGTGGGCCAGACAGATCATCAGTCACCGATCTTGTAATCAGATCATACCCATCTACTTCAATGATTGCCGAGTCATCGAGCATCAAGGTGGCTGAGACAATCGTCTTTACTTCACCAATCTTGGCCCCGTCTTGGAATATCTTCTCAATCGGCATTGGGGTCAGTGGCGAGTCATACTTTAGGCCAGCGCAGATCCGCAAGCCCTCGTAGTTATTTGGATCTGAAATATCCACCTGTCCCGAGCTATCGATAGCAAACTGCCCAAGGTAGTAAGCGTTGTCATCCCAAGTGCCGTTATTGTCATAGGACAGAGTGACATCCACAGTCTCGTCCGCAAGATGTGTCAGCCCGGTAAATACGGTAACCATTGCGGGAGTAGCACTAAAATATGATCCATAGGTAGGTAGGTCAGCTAACATTGGGGCTAAGATATTGTCTGTAATCCAAGAATAGTCCTCTAACTCCGCAATGAATCGTAATACAGCAATTGAATCATTGATATCAATATCACCATCATTATCAATATCACCACGCTGGTAACCGCTAACAGTATCAGTAATCAAGTCATATAACACTTGATCACTAGGCGCCGAACCTACAGTGATTTTCAGTATTTCATTGTTAACAGCTGTTAAAGCAGCATCGTTATCAAGAGTGTCCAAGTTATTAACATACTCAGCACAGTCCATCAGCGCATCAAAGGTAAACTCTTCGAGGTAATACTTGGTAACACTATTGATAGTGCGCTTGGCAACAGTGAATGCCTGTTCTCCAACTGTTCTCAGTGAGAGAAATTCACCATTAGTAGTCCAATAATGCCAGCCTCGAATATTTTCTGCCTTGGCTGAATGGAAGGCCGCAATCGTTCCATCGTCATTCAAGAAGAAGGAGATTTGCTCAGGCTGATCCTCGAATGAGTAGAGTACCGATGTATCTTTCGGATGCTTAATGTAGCTAGTTGATGGCAGAGTAATCGAATCGGCTGCATAGCTCTGCTCAATCTCATTCCAGTTCATTTCGCGGATAACCTTGCCGCCTTTCTGCGGGAGCAGGGTGGTGTTATCAAACCCAACAGGGATTGCATCAGAGCACCCATAGTTGGTTACTCGCCGCACACTGATTGATCCTGGAGTCAGCGGAGCCTCATCACTCTCAGGACAGTAATACTCTGCTTGATCGGTGAAGATCTGAAGGTGCTGGCCAGAGACAAAGGATTTGATCTGCCCGCCATTAGCACTCGATATGGCGTACTGGACCGATTCATTATCAAGCCCCGTGCCGGTATTGAAGTTATATATCGCCGCAGATTGCGAGGCGACAAAGTTCAGCGGAGCTTCATCACTGCCACCAAAGAACAATCGCTGCTGGTGTAGTGTCACAGCACCTGGATAGCCACGCCGGTCTGAGTAAAGCTCCTCATCCCAATCATGGCTGGCAACAGGCGATACGTTAAGTTTATTGGTACAGGAAACTTCTGTATTGCTAGTTAAGCCGGTGACATTTTCAACCGGCGAAAAAGAACCTGTCTGCATATCGACAGTCAGTGTGAGGCCACTAATCACAGCCAACGTGCCCTTAGCGCCAGAGGAAACCCCATAGATAGTCTCACCCAAGACAAAACCCGAGGCGCCAGCTACCGACAATTGAACGGCCTGATCTAATGTCTCACGGACAGTGCCAGTAACCTGAGTGGCACTTGTGTATGCAGTGATCTCTATCTGTTTACCTTTGTATCTAAGCAAAGAGCCAACATGGTCACTATTAAAGTAATCATCACTGGTTGTCAGCGTGATTGAGCCAGTGATGCCACTTGGCAGTAAGGTCACACCAGACTTTTGAAAGTTATAAAAGGGTTTGTGCTTAGGCCAGCCGCTCTGGTCTTGCTCGAATGTAAAGTTACCAATCGTGAAGCTGGTAGCACCAGTACGCGTGATGATCTTAATCGGATGATCTTTATGTGTGACGATAACAATGTCGCCAAACTGTAACCATCGAATACCGGGGAAATCGGCCAGCGTCCACGGTACACCGGAAGTAATATCGATAGCCGAGCCATAGTTACCTACGGGAACAATCTTGAGCTTCTGTTCACCAAAGCAAATTATATAACGCTGCTCATCGTTGAACTCGAAGTCCACCAGATTGTATTGTTCACCAAGATCTAAGCGGAACAATGTGCCCGGCCTACGGCGCACACCACCCTGTGCAAGAGGCCACCAGTTAGTGAGCTGTGAAGCACCATTGTCATAAGCCTTGGTATCTGTACGGCCTGTCATCAGGCCATCGAGAATACCGGCAGAGAAATTGGTCTGATAATTCCCGTAACGAGGCATTACACGCTCCTCGAATTACGTCTTGCTGTACGGTACTTATTCGCACGAATCGCCTTGATAGTCTGCGATGCAGAATCACGGTGGCGAGCTTTCAGCATTTGCTGATTGCCTTTCTCAAGGTAGTAGTTCGCCAGATCCCCACGCATAGCCACACCTGAAGCCAGAATCTCAGCCAAGCGAAACTCGATCAAGCGGGTGAAATAGGGAGGCCACTTGGATTCATCGGCCTTAAAGATGCCCTCAAGGATAACCTCATCATCCTCACTGGCATTACAGTAGATCAGGTTGTAATAGCGGTCATACTCAATAGGCTCGCCATTGACCAGCACTGCCTCAACAGAGAGGATGTCACTTGGGACTTGATAGGCTGCTTCCCACTCAGAATCCAGCGGAACTTCTGCCAATCTATTGATGATATTTTTCTTTGTGGCAAAGCGCCACGGATAAAGACTGAGCTCATTCTCAATCAGATCTGCATAGTTCGCAGATAGCACCTTTGCTTCAGCACTATTGTCATCGAATGCAGTAATAGGCTCGATACGCATCAGCAGGCAGGCTGCCTGGGCTATCGAAATATCTGTATCTGCCATGACTTTCTCCTAACAAAAAAGGGGAGAGACCGAAGCCCCACCCCTTTTCGGGCTACATCAGCAACACCTATTAGGTGCCATTGACTACGGTAGTGGTACTGCCATCTGAGGCATTCACCACAAGTACGTCAACGGTAGGAGTGCCGCCAGTGCTGCCTGCAACGAAGATGACATCGCCTTTCTTGAGCTCGGTGCCCATATCAAGGAAATAGTCAGTCGCAATAACAGTCGCAATAGCGTCAGTGGTGTCGTAGAAGTAGCAAGACTTGGTACCCACATTCATGCGAGCCAGATCATCTGCATTAAAAGCCATTGTCATGCCCTCCTTATTAAGATTCAGTATGACGCAACTGATACACACCAGTAGCATCGATGACTTTAGCGCCCTGAGACAGAGAGCCAACGGCCAAGTTAGCCTGCTCTTTACCCTGCCAAGTCACATCCAAGTTCAACTCTGCACCAGACGCATGACCGATAGCGGTCTTGTGCCAAGCCATAGAGGTACGAACACTGGAAGACTTAGAAAAGCCAGAGAACATGAATACAAAGAAGCTATTCCATTTCTTTGCAGTCATGCCTGCGCCCTTGTAAGGCAACTCAGACTCAGGAACGTAGTCGGTACTGGCGAACTGGGTCAGGCCCAGCAGGTCAGTCCAACCTTGAGGTGAAACACCCAAGAAGCGTTGACCATCATCAGGCACATCATTGTCGCCCATATGCTCAAAGATCTCTTCAATCTTAGCCAGAGTTACTGCGCCAGTGGCAGTAGTCTGGTTAGCGGTCGCTGCATCCATTTCGGCAACGATAATGGAATCGGTCTTACGACCCATCGCGCCAGCAATAGAATCAGAAGCAACCATCTTCTCATCATGATTGATCTTCAGCTCATCGAGCCTATCGATGTATTCACCAGCATAATGATCTTCAAGAGTGATCTTTACCGGAGTGTGGTCGAGATTCATAACAGGAACTTGACCATGACGCGACTTGGTACCGGCAGTGCCTTTACCAATCTTCTGCATGGTGGTGGATTGACCACGGATGTTGTTCTTGTTACGAACGGTATTGCGCAGTTTGGAACCCATGCGCTGATATGCCATATGCACATCAGACTCGAACTGGTCCACAAACGACTGATCGATAGTATCAGACATCGTATGTCTCCAAAGTTATAAAAGAAAAACCAGCGGTTGTCCTTTCATCTTTGTGCGAGATGCCCGATTGTCCGGGAAGGGTCGGGACAGCACACAGTCAAGGGCCGTCCCGACAGAAGATAGGCTACCTATTTATAGGTGTCAACCTTTCTGAGCAGAAAAGCGGCCCCAAGCGTCATTTACTTTCTGGATGTAGTCTGGATCACGAGTCTTCCAGTAGCGAGGATCATCCTGCATCGCCTGCAATTCAGTACGAGTCAGCTTGCCGGGCGCCTGACCACCCTCACTCCCAAAATCAATTGAACTTTGTGACTTCATGATCTTCTCAAGGAAGATAACTGAGTCTGCATTACCCAAGGCAAATTGTACTTTGTCGAACAATTCATCACCGGCAGTCTTGCGAGCCCACAGCTCAACACGATTGATTCGATCCTGAGCACCTTCGCCTAATGCCTCACGCTCTGCGTCCATATTCGGCAGCGACTTCAGGTCATTCTTCAGGTACTCCTGAACACCGGCATTGAACTGGTCATTAGAGTATCCATTCTCAAATGCCACACTCTTCCACCAAGCCAGCATCGGATCTTCTGGATTGATATTGACCGCCGTATCTTCAGGCAAGCCAAGCTCTTTGGCATCGAGGCGCACCTCGTATTGCTCAGCAGATTCAGGGCGATTCGCCATGCGCCCTTGCTCGAACTCATTGAAGTAAGCCTCACGGTTTGCGCCGATCTTGGATTCCAGTGAGGAGTAACTTGAAGCCATTTCCTGTAGTCGCACTTCACCTGATTCTGGATTCCAGAATTTCTCAGGTACATAGTCAGGGCGAGTTACCGCAGTATCATTATCCCCAATACTAGTATCATCGCCAGAACCACCAACCCCATCACCGCCAGGCTCTTCATTCATGTAGATGAAATTTTTCTTCATTTCCGCTGCTCTCCTAATAGAATGCGGCGTTTGATTTCCGCCACGATAAACCGCTGACCCTCATAGTGAGCCAACGCATTTGGATTAAACTCTGGCCCATTAATCAGGTGCAGAGTCTTGCCAACGAGATAATCCAAAACCTTCTCCCCGCTTTTGCAGTTGAAGGTCAGGACGAAAGCCTCGTTAAGCAGTTTTTCCTCCTCGCTCAAGTTTTCTTGTTGTTCTATTGTCTTGGCGATTTCTTCTTTTTTTTGCTTTCTCATTACTGGATCATGCCCTCCACATCGGCGCCCATTGCCTGCTGCTGTTGTGCAGCCTGCATAATATTATTGAGTGTCTGCTTGATCTCGTCTTCAGAGTTAATCAACTCAATTGGATAGTCGTTGTACTTCGCCAGCTTATGCACAGTCTCAGGCACCTTGTTGACCATCATGGCAACTTGAGGACCGAACATCATCTGTAGCTGGCCTTGGAATTCCTGCATTGCCTGAATTTCACCACGCTTGGAGAAGCGAGCCATTGGCGATACCGGGACAATCCGTAGCTCTTTCCCGTCCACAGCAGGCAGATCAATCTTGCCCTGCTTCTTCAGCAGATAGACGGTACGCATGACAATCTTATTAATCAGCTCGGTCTGAATGCGGTGACGGCTAGCACCAATCAATCGGTTCAGGCTAGCAGAACGCTCAGCAATCTCGGTAGCACTACGCGGTGTTTGCGTGGTTGGGCCGAAGTCTTGGTTATACAGCGCCCGTTTCACCTTCTCTTGCTGGTCACGCAGAATGATTTGACTTAGATCAAAGCGACCAGGATTCTGAATTGCAGATAAGCCCTTGGTACCGGGCTCAACCGGGATCAATGTACCGGGCACCAGATTGATATTGTCAGTATTGACGATGCCATTGCTCTCGTACTGCCAGATACCACCGATATTCATTTCACCGGCCTCGAACAGCAGTTCATAGGTCAAGTTCAGTGAGCGGATAGCAGGCAGTGCGTTAATCAGTGGGCCGCGCCCATAGAACTCACGCCCGGCTTTTGACCATCGACCAGTAGCAATTGGCTCAGCACCAGAGCCCTTGTCTTCACGCTCTATAATGCAGCTCTTATCTTCAAGGCTGATTACCTTATAGAGCCACACTTCTTCCATTTGCGTCCAATCACGGTACACGCACTCAATGAATTTGAACTTCAGGTCGGGGTTATTACTGGCCTTTTCCATCATTTCCTTGGAAATCTTGGCATCCTGCCAGCGCACCTTAGCCTCATCCAGCGTCATTGAGTGACGGCGGAATCTACCATCAGGACCACCAAACGGCCCTTGGTCAATCGAATATTCTTGAAGCGGGACAGTCTCAAACTTCACCGAGGAGTTGGTAGTATCCATCGATTCTGAGACAGAGATCGAGCCAGTACCAATCGCAATATCGTAGAAGACTTCAGAGGCTACATTATCAATGCCACCATTGCGCATGGTGTAGTAAACGTAATCTGCCACTTCTGACAGTTGGCTTTGTAGCCTGCGGTCAGCATTGGGGATAACGAAAGCAAAGTCGAAGAACTTGCTATCGCTTGGCATCATGCCGTCTTGCATCAAGGAGACAAACTCTTGGTTTGCCAGTACCGGCGTTTCGTCATAGATCTTATCCATGCGCTCAGAGCCGGGTGAGTCAGTATTCATGAATGAATCACGCATTGGCTGTGCGAAGTCAATGCAATCCTCCCAGATAGAAAGCCAAGGGCGTTTCCGCTGCTGTGCTTTCTCAGCGCGTTTAATAAGATCTTTAGTATTCATGGCTTACCCCAAGGTAGTTTTCTTGTTCTCATCGCCAAATAAAGTGAAGCCGCCCGCACCGCCCATCGTTGTCTGAGCCAACAAGCCCCTGCCTCGGCGCATCTCAATTCGACGCTGACGCTCTTGCTTATCCTGCTCTTTTGCCAAAGAGACGCGGCTTTGCTTCTCACGCTCTTCAGCCAATCGAGTAGCTTCAAGCTGTTCCTTGGTTGGACCTTTATCGCCACCACCAAATACTGATCCCATCGGATTTCTCCTATCGAAAGTTTCCGGTCACATCAACTGCGCCAAGTGTAGCCAGATATTTACGCAACTGATAGGGGGTATGCACCCAAGGATTGCCCTTCTTCATCAAGAGCTTAGCCGCAGTCACGCAAGTAAATAGCCCGAACTTGATCAATTTACCCTTCTTATCGCGCTCAACATAATCATTATCAAGGTTAATGACGGTAGCCCCTTGAGCTACAAGGTCGGAAGTGATCTTATACATTTCTCCACCGTGCAGCGAAGCTACGCTGAGCCCATTAGTTTCATAATCGAACAACACCCAGCAAGGATCTGAGTATTCCTTTATAAAGATAGCAATATGGTGGAAGCCTGGTCTCAGGAAGAAATTCCACCATTTAGGCGCAGCGGGCCTGAAAATAAAGATTAGCTCCACTTTCTGCCTCTTGGCTTGCTACCCCTGCGTTGTGAGTCGAACACATCCCAGCGCCCACGGACGTTTCTTGGCTGCATATTCTGCTGCATCTGGCTATTCGAGATCAGCGCCCGGCCCTCACCGCCGCCCAGCATCATGTACTGGCAGGCATCATGAACGTGCGAATACTTGTTCTTATTTGGCTTAAGCTCATATCGAGCTTCGCCAGACACTCCCAATCGTTTGTACTGATAGCCCACCTCAAATCCACGAATGAGCACCGTACATCGGGAGTCCACCAGCAATCCTGGCTGCCCATCCACCATCCGGTCAAGAGTCGCGGTGACTGATTCGATACGGATAACAGGATCGTTACTGGGAGCTTTCGCAACTGGAATGCCCTCGGCTCTAAGGATCGCCATTGCGGTGTCCTGCTTAGAGTCTGACTGCTCCCCTCGGTTATCTCCTGTTGGATCTCCAAAGAACTTCAGCTCATAGTCTTCATAATGCTCAGCGATAATCCGATTGAGTACGCCAGCAAAGCGCTTGGCGCCCATGTCGGCTGATTCAATGGTTCTGATTATTCGCCATTGCCCCAAGGATGTTTGCTGGCCGAAGACCGCTGCCGGGGTTAAGCCGAAGTCCATGCCGACAATAATCTCCCTGCCCGGTATTGGATCAAGGTGAACCTTAGATACATGGACATCAGAGCGGAAGGACGGATAGACAGGCTTGCCGTCTTGCAGGGTGCCATACTTATTTAATACATAGACATTGATCCAGGTCTTGGCTTTACCAGCAATGATGTCAGTGTAGTAAGTCTTTGGCAGATACTTGATATTCTCGGCCTTCTTGTTGATCTCATAGCCGATTAATCGCTCCCCTTCCATCTGCTCGATCAGGCCTGGTGGCTGGGTATAGAACGTCCAATTATCAGGCGTAGTGAGTGTCAACTTGTCCTCTTCAGTCAGGTACTCAGGCATTGGCACCTCACCAGACATGATCGCCCACCAGTGATCATCTTCCGGTGCGTTAGTGTCCGCTATCACGCCATACCAAGTAGGCCCGCCATCTTTCATAGGCGGAAAGCGGCCAACACGCATGGTGCAGCCATCGATAACAGACTTGGGCACCTCGCGTGCCTCATTGACGAATACCCCTGTCAGGTCCAGAGATAGTAGCTTTCGGACATCCTGCGGTTTATCCAAGGCGAGGAAGATAACTTCAGCCTCCACATCATTGAAGACAAGGTTGTGTGTGTATGGAGGTGACCAATTGAACTTGCCGAAGTATTCCTCGGGAAACCATTCGAGCCACGTCTTGATCGTGGTGGTCTTGAGCTGGGGGTTTGTGTTGCGCACAACGGCCCAACGAGTACGGCGTTTACCAGTAGCATCAGGGACTTGCTGGCAAGACTTGAGGAATATATCAATACAACAAGAAACGGACTTACCAGAACCAACCGGGCCGCGAATCCCTCTAAAAAAACCCCTGTCTTTAAGGAACTCGCGGGTTACCTCCCCACTGGGCTGATAGTTAAGCTCATAGGCCATTAGCGTCTCCCGTCATCAAGTACACGCTTATGCCTTCCGTATTCCAGATACTTCTCGACAGTCTCAGGAGTCAGTGCCTCGATCATCATATCGGCCTGCTGATCTTCCATCTTCAGGTCAGGCATATACATACCGTGGATACGCTTAACGATCTTCCTGAGAATCTTCAGGTCATTACTACTGAATGCGTCAAGCGCCGCCATCGAGCACCCCCTTAATGAGCCGCCTCAACCCGTTAGTCAGAAATAAGCCCAGTTCAGCAATACCCATCAATTACCTCGAAGATTCTTTCTGCTACCTGTTTATCATCGTGCGTGTATATTGCTTGAACATACACCACCCTGTCACTATCAACATCACATTTACACACTGTGCGATATTTCTCATCATCCCGCATACACTCAAGAAGTGGTCCACCAGCGATACCAACGGTGTCATCTTCACTAAAGTGCTTAATCCACTGCCGAGTTGATTCGGTCAGAAAGATGCTTGGCTGCGTGTTCTGCACGTTCAATCTCCTTATCCAGCTCAGCCCGTTTACGGATCTCAGCCCTGGTTAATATTTTCTTGGTTCTGGAATGCTCGAGGTTCAACTTAGCTCGTTTCTTCTGAGCCTTGCGCCCCTTCTCAATCTGCCTCGCTAATGTGCGTCTCAGTAAATTTTCACGGGCTTGCTCACCTGTTGGCTTCCCCTTCTCGCCTACCCGCTCCTCAAGCATTTTCAAGGCAAGGCGCAATTCCCCCAAGGCCGTCATCAAGCGGTCATGGTATGGGTCATCTACCATGCCCTCATGGTAGCGACTAGCCACCACGGCAAGCAGAGGAAGGAACCCCTTACTGTTATTCGCTTGCATTCTCTACATCGACCATCGTAGCCAAACCGCAGTAGCCACGATGCGGCGCCTCACTCCCAATAATATCTTCAGCCCATCTCCATCCCATGCACTTGTCTGCAAGACATTGCTTACTCAATGACTGACAACACTGCCTTTTCTTGACTTCCTCAACCGTACCGACATTACTAGCCCAATTTTTCATCTTTATCCCCCATTGCTATCCCTTTGAATTAACTAACAAATTACACTTATCCACAGGTTATCCACTGACCCCTACTCCCTTTGGGGTATTGACAAGGGTATTCACCAATAGTATCTATATATTTAATCCCCTCTTGGTAAGTGCGTCTTGAATCTTAAGTCTTAGTATTCACTAAGATCTCCTGCATCCTACTTGGCCTCCGTCTTCCGACTCCTTATACGTTAGCTCCGCTCCTTCGGTGCTCGCCCCAACACAACCACGATCATTCATTCTTAGGTTTTTCGGGTATGTAGCGCTTGAGGGGGTACTTACGTGACAAGCAAAGGGTGAATTTTGAACCCCCTCCCTCACAGAGAGATATTCACCTGCACGTTGTTCCCCGTCACAGACAGTGAGCTTGGGCTTGTTGGTCGTCTCGTTCCAGCCCTCGCGCAATTCGGAGAGCTTGGCTTCCAGTTCCACTTCCTTGAGTCCGTCACCCAGAACATTGAGACCCAGCACGGCCAAGACGACGCAGGCGACCGGCAGACCCAGAAGCCAGG